TCATGCCACCTTGTTCGACCGCCATTCGGCAACGGCGACGGCCTTTTCAGTTGCTGCATCCGCGCCACCTTTCAGGGTGGCCCACAGCACACGCGGCCAACCATCCAGCCCCTTGTAGTGGGGAATCCCGTTCAGCACCAGAAACTCCTGCTGGCGGTCCCTATAGGGTGTGCCGCACAGCTCCCGCATCGACTCCCGGGACAGGCATAGTGCGCCTGCGCTGGGGTTGGCCTGCTTCTTCGTGGCCATGTTGTCCTCCTTCAGTTCGTGGCCAGCGCAGCGCGCAGCTGCTCGGTGGCCTGGGTTGCTTCGGCCTTCAGGCAGCGGACCACCGCGCCTTCAAGGCCTGATTCCATCAGTGCTGCGACGTTGTTCCAGCCGTAGGCGATCAGGCAGATCGGCCCGCCGCTGTTGCCCGTGGCCCGGCTTCCATCCGGCCTGCAGAAGTGCGGACGTTTTGCCAGGAACATGACGGCATCGGCCCGTGGCCAGACGTAACGTTGGAACATGGTCGTCTCGGTGCGGGCGAAGGCCAGGGCGATCCCGTTCCCGTGGTCAGCCATGCGTGCCAGCCATGCCTCGGTGTGCCGCCCGAACGGCGGGTTGCACCACACCCGGCCATGCCAGTCGATGTTCAGGCCGTTGGCCGGCAGCGTGATGTGCTGGTCGGCTGTTGGCCACGGGCGCGGCTCTGGCGCAGCGCATGGATCGAGGTCGAACCGGCCCAGGGCGGCGATGATCTCCGGCGGGGTCAGCCAGGTGTGCGTTGCCGCCTCCGGGCGCGAAGCATAGGGATGCCGTCCATCAGCCATGAGCGCACCTCCGCCAGCACCAGCGCAGCCCTGCGCGTGCGGCGCGGCATGCGCGGCTGATCGCCCACAGAGTGGCGATGCCGGCCAGGAACCCGGCCAGGGCGAACACGTGAACCATTGCAGCGGTGGGCAGCTGGTCAGCCATGGTTTCCTCCAAGTTGCAGGTGCTGCCACAGGTTGCCCCGGCGGATGCCAACGACTGTTGCTTGGCTCACCCCATACTCGGCGGCGATTTCTCGCACCTGCCTGCGATCCTTGAATATCGCGTGGACCTGATGCTCCTTGAGCTTGGCAGCCGTGTTTCGCTCGCCCTTTGCCTCTCGGCCCCGTCCCTTGCGGGCCATGTCGGCACTGTTATCCGCACCCGTACCGAGGAACAGGTGGTCCGGGTTCACGCATGCCCTCGTGTCGCACTTGTGGCAGACCATCAGGCCATCGGCGATGGGACCATTGAAGTACGCATAGAACAGTCGGGATGCGATCAGAACCTTCTTCCCGCTACTGCCGAGGGTTCCATAGCCCCATGCGTTCCAGGCACCCAGCCAGAGCCAGCATCCCGATTCTGGAACCGGGATGTAGTTATTCAGCGCATATGGCGTCATGCGTGCCAGATCCATCAGCGTGCGCCCTGGCTGTCGATCAGGGCCAGCACCGCGTTCCTGCAATCGTTCCAGCCGCTGTTGTACTGGGCGTCGCTGTCGTCCTCGGCGAAGCAATCGGGCACAGTCTTTGGGTCCGGCACGAACTGCCCCAGGTCCACGGCCTGCGCGGCCTGGGCGGTGTAGAGCTTGGTTCCAGCAGGCTGTGGGATGTGCCACTCAACCTCGCACCACGGCATGCCACTTGCGTACTTCCCGGAGTGCACCGTACCCACCGGCTCCTCCACCGGCTGGCGGGCGGCCAGTTCATCCTCAGCGCGCAATGCACGTTCCTGCCAGTGGTCGATTGCTCCTTGCAGCGTGCCATCTCCTGCTGCCAGGGCATCGTCCATAGTCACCGGCTGGCGGGCGGCGAGTGCTTCTTCCACCAGCGCAAGCGCAATGCTCAGGCCGGTGACCATGCTCCCCTCGATAGTTCCGGTAATCGGCGGGGCGGGGAGGCTTGCACCAGCTCCTCGCAGCCTTTCTGCGATCACGCGCAGCGCATCCTGACCACCTGGGGAGGGCTGGGCGGAGAGGGCTGCAGCAGCCTTGCGCAGGAGGGCTGCGATTTCTTCGGACCTGTTGGCGTCATGCTGGAGGCCAGCGGCAACGTCTGGAGCGTCGTCGGGGGTGTATTCCTCTCCAGCTTCGAGGGCCTGTTCGATGCTCTCGCCAGTCTCGCGATCCTGAGCGGCCATGCGCTCCAGGCGTTCGGCCTGATCCAGTAGTTCAGAGCGCAGCTGATCCCCCAGCCTCACCCTCCCACCGGGCTGCACGTCCGCCAGGGTTGTCTTGTCGTTGCTCATGCCTGCATGTCCTTGCTGTTGGTGGAGCGCGCGCTGTGCGCGGCGAGGTGTTCCCAGCGCTCGGCTTCGCCCAGGTAGTACTCGTGGCGTTCCTGCCGGACGGTGGCGGTGAACTGCACGTCGTGAAGTGCGCGCTCGGCGGCTGCGGGGTTTGCCGCTGCCATGCGGGCCGGGTCGTGATCGAAGATGTCGAGCTGGTTACGCACGCTGGACTCCTGGGATGGGTTGCCGGCTGTTGGAACCCGGCCGGCGCGGGTTCCCTGCGCTACATGGGGAGAGCGCAGGGCAGGGGGTCAGTAGTCGGTGTCGGTGATCGGATGGCGATTGCGCTGTGCCTCGCGGCGACGCCGGTCTGCGTCGCGCTGCCGATCGGCCTTGAACTCCGGCCATGACTGCCGGGCATCCTTAATGCCGCGCCAGGCGAAGTAGCCGATGCCGAACAGCACGGGTGGCAGGAAGGAGCCGGCGTCGGTGTAGATGACGCGCGCCAGGAGGGCGAGCAGCAGGAACACGACGACGGCGCAGTAGAAGGGCAGGGCCAGGTGGCGCATTACTCGGTCTCCTGTTCGCTGGTGGGCTCGGCCGGCGCGGGCGCCGGTCCGACGGGCGGGGTGATGGGCGGGATGCCGACGGCCATGGCGGCGAAGAAGTCGGGGTCGTTCACGCGGTGCCCTCTTTGGCGCGAGGCGCCGGCTTGCGCTGCACTTCGCTCAGGGTGCGGTGGCAGAACTCGCACTGGCCCTTGCCCCAGCTTCCGCCGTTCCACCGGTGGCGCTCACCGACAGGCTTGCCCGTCTTGGGACTTCTGCCACCGAACACACGGCAGCTATCGACGACTGGGCGGCTCATGCGACACGGCCTTTGACGCGGGCGAGGGCGTCTGGATCGAGCGCTTTCAGTGATTCATCAACGAACCGCTTGGCTTCCAACAGGCCGACAACGATGCAGTCGTCGCACATGTGCGTATCGCTTTTGGCGATCCCACCGTTGCGCCACATCGACACCGAGACCAACAGATGTGGTTCCTTTTCCCAGCGATCAGGGAGCATCGGCCGGTGGTGTGCCATGTTCAGCATGGCCGTGTTGTTCCCGAAGCTCTCCACCGGCTGCTGGGTAGGCCTGCGCGTTGCTCCGCACAGGCAGCAGTGATCACGCGATCCCATGGCGACCTCCCACGTTACGTGCTGCAGCCCTCTCGATGATTGGGCACGGCCCGAACAATCGAGAAACTGGACCCTCAACCTGTTGGAAGCGAACATTGCGCAGCACAGCGCCGTTGCTCATGTGGTGCGAATCGCCAGCCTGCACGGTCGCCGCATAGACCTTTCCGTGGTACATCACTTCAAACCGGTCGCCTGGCTTCTTCCCTGGATAGGAACCGAAGGTGTCCACGGACACCGGCGTGGTGTAATCCGCCAGCCCATCGACAGGGGCGCCCATGCAGCACCGCCTTGTGCGTGCATCAGGCGCATGGCGGTGCGGAGCTGGTCGACCATTTCGCTGACGGCGCGCTGCGCTGTATCGGCCAGAGAGGAAGTCTTGGCGCGCGAGGTTGGCGGCGAAGTCTGCGTTGTGCTGGTGGTAGCCGAGGCGTCGGGCTGCGAGGCGCACGGCGTCGGCGACGCTGGTGGCGCGCAGGCTGGCGATGGGGAAGTGGAGGACGACGGCGCTCATGCGGCGGCCGCCGTACTGCTGCGCAGTTCCAGCGCAGCCTGCTGAATATCCAGGGCGAGGCGATCAGCCTCCTCCTGCTCAACGTACAGGCTGGCAGCCCCCACCTTGATGGCGACCACGCCGAGGGATGGGATCGCGACGACGGTGGGCGGCGCCTTGCTGACGCCAAGAGAAAGGGTAGCCATTGCGTGGTCTCCTGCGCCCGGCCCCGGGATGGGGCGGTGTTGGGCGGCAGGACAACAATAGCGACGCTATCTACATGCGTCAACAGCAATGCTATCTAAACTTCGATCTTGTAATTAACCGGTTCAGGTTTTGCCGGGGCGAGCGGCTAGCGACTCGCCCCAGTCGTTACCCGTATCGGCTCCGTAGCAGGCCGGCATCCTCAAACGAAACGCCATCGCGGATGCAATCTTGAGCGCGCTCCAAGTCCTTGTGGAGCTGGATGAGATCTTCGTCAGGGAGCTGTTCGATACCCGCGAGTCCGAAGCAGGCTTGATCGACAATAACCTGCATTTGCCCGCCCCAGCGGCGCACCAAGTGGCGAATCATCCTGCAGTGGGACTCGCGCACCATCACATCCATTCTGGTCTGTGCTTCCGCCAGCATTTGCGCGGCGCTGAGTTTGTCAGGCCGTGCGACGCTTCCTACCGCTGCCAGCTTCGGCTTTACCCCCAGCTTTCGCTGGGCGCGCAAAGCGATCAGTTCCGCCAGCTTGTCCATCTCCCGATCCAGATCCATCAACAGCTCCCCCTTCCTTTCGCATTTCAGCAGCAAGCGCAACTCGGATTGCTTGGGCGAAAAGGTCTGGAGCCTGCTCAACGTCGAATTTCTCGCCGATGGCCAGACCCAGTGCTTTCCGTGCAATGCCGATCGCGTTGAGAACGATAGCTTCGTTCAGTCGCGATGGTTGCGACACCTGAAAGTGCTCACGAAGTCGTGCGTACTCGGCGCTGACCAAATGAGGTTCGGAGCCTATGACAGCCGCTAGGAGTTCGGCCTTGTCCCAAGGGACCGGGCGATGGCCGCTCGCGAACTGCGAGATGAAGCCGGGGCTCACGTCCAGGCGCTCAGCCACAGCAGCTTGCGTATGACCTGACGCGGCGAGCGCGCCAGTGATTGCAAGCCCTTCGGGAGTTTTGGGATTGGCTGGCCTAGGCATATAGCAATGCTATTTGACTAGGTTCAGAGTCGCGATCAGCAGTGCTATTTACATGGATAGATAGCACTGCTATGTTTGACGCATGACGACGCCAATCCTCAAGGCAATTGAAGTGCTCGGCGGACAAGCCGCCATGGCCCGAACCCTCAACGTGCATCCGGCGCTCGTGTCCCAATGGGCTACGGGCCGTCGGCCAGTGGCTGCAAGGCACATTCTGGCTATCGAAGCTGCGGCCGGAGTATCGCGGCATGTGCTTCGGCCGGATGTGTTTGGTGAAGGCGAGGCCGCCGGGGAGCGCCAAGTAACCGGCAGTGGTGCCACCAAACGCGCGCTGCGCGCAAAGCTGGGCCTGAGCACCGACAAGCAGCTGGCAAAGGTGCTGCAGCTGCCTGTGGAAGAAGTGAGCGCCTGGGCGGACGAGGACATGGTCCCGGCCTTGCCCCAGGTACTGCAACTGCTTGGGCACTCCGAGCAGCAGGAGCCGGCCAAGCCGGCAAACGACGATCCCGATGCAGACCGCATCGCCCCAATTGAGGTTGCCTGACATGCGCGCGCTGAAACAGCGCCTGGCGATCCATCGTCGCCAGCGCGCCTTCAACAACTGGTTCTGGCTTGCTCTCAGTTTGGCGCTTGGCCGGCCGTGCTCGCTACTCGCCAAGCCAGCGAGGCGCCCTCGACAAAGTCTTCCAGCGCTTCGGCTGCGACTGGCTTCCCGTCGTCCCGAAGGTTGGTCACACCCAGCCGCAGCGCGCTGGTCAGCTCGCGGTGGTCCACCGCTCCAGCCTCGATCAAACAGTTGGTGAGTGCCGCAATCGCCATCAGCGCAGCAGTTGCTTCCGTGTCTTCCATGTTGCCCTCCTTGCGGGCTGTTCGTGTGGAAACGCCAGCGTAGCGCAAGGAGGGCGACGCCCGTCGTCCGTGAGTTGTTGATCTCCATGGCGCCCATCGTGCGCCGCCCCTGAGAGCCTGTCATGAAGCCCAAGCCCCATTTCCTGCCCAAGCGCCAGACGGTGATCTACGGATTCACCGAGCAGATGCTGCGCGATACCGGCTCCAACCGCCGCAGCTTTGCGATGGCGGTGGCCGATACCTACCTGGCGCTGCTGGGCGAGGACGACCGTGAGGTTCCGTTCCGCATCACGCTCGGCGGCGACGGTGACGCGGACAAGAAGCACAACGGGCAGATCCTGGGCCGCTACCTCGACGGCGTGGTGAAGACTCTGCCCGCCGACCTGGAAGACGCGTGGGTGCTGAGCCTGCCGGAGCCGTACCGCAGCAGTTGTGAGCGTGAGCTTGCAAGGCGCCGCGGCATCCTGCCGATCCGCATGGACGCCATCGAAACGTCAGCTGATACGACCGGCGTTGGCCAGCTGATGAAGGATTTCGGTGACTTGTGCGCCGCAATCAGCCCTGCGGTTGCCGACGGTGTGATTGATGAAAAGGACCGTCCCCACGGGCACAAGATCATCAACGAGTGCGATGACATGGTCATCAGCGCTCTGACCTTCCGCAAGGCCGTCATCCGCGCCATGGGACTGGAGATGGCCCGATGAACCATCCCGCTCGCTCCACCGATCCCAGCACCAGCCATGAAGCGGCCAACCGTGTGGTGGCCGGCGGCAAACAGCGTGCGCAGCAGGCAACGACCGAGGCAGCGGTAAAGCGCTACCCGGGCCAGAGCAGTCTGCACCTCGCCACCCTGACCGGGCTGGATCGGCACATGATCGCCCGTCGCCTGCCCGAGTTGGAGAGGGAGGGACGCGTATGGAGAGGCCCGAAGGCACCTTGCGCCAGCGGCGACGGTAGCGCGTGCACCTGGTGGCCGGTGGCCCGGGGCGACAACTACACGTTGGGGATCTGACGTGGCTGCACGCATGACAGGCATGGTTTTTGAGCGCTATCCATGCGGTGGCGGTGAGCTGTTGCTGGCGCTGGCTCTGGCTGACCACGCGCACGACGACGGTACGCACATCTTCCCGTCGGTCGCCAAGCTGGCCGTGAAGTCCAGACAATCGGAACGCTCAGTGCAGTACCAGCTCCGAAAGATGGAGCGGATCGGCTGGCTTGAGGTGGTGAGCGAGGGCGGCGGCCGCCTGAAGGGCTACAAGTCCGGCGGTCGTCCGCGTGAGTACCGGATCAGCCCGTACTGGATCGAGGGTGGTGCTCTGGCGGTCAGCGGTGATGCTGGTGAGCAGCCCGAGGATTCAAAGGGTGCAAATTCTGCACCCTTCGACAAGGGTGCAACCGGGCGTCGAAAAGGGTGCAAAACGACGCAGGAAAGGGTGCAACCGGGCGTCGAAAAGGGTGCAACAGCTATTGCACCCGAACCAAGAGCAACCAAAAGCAACCAAGAGCAACCCTCACAACGCGAGTGTGAGCGCGAGGCCGATCCGCTGGCGCTGACCGCCGAGCAGGTCGACCGCGAGCTAGCGGGTTTCGGCAGCACGCCGACCGGCGTCGACCGCGAGCAGCTGGCCCGGTTCGTCCGGCACCGCGCGGCGATCCGCCGGCCGCTGTCGGTCCAGGGCTGGCTGCAGGTGCGTCAGCAGCTGCTGGCCCTGATCGCCGCCGGCCACGACCCCAACGAATCCCTGAAGCAGACGATGGCCGCCGGCCTGGCGCTGCCCGTGATCCCTGTCGCCCAGCAATCCGCAGGAGCAACCCATGCAAGCCCTCAACACGGTTCTGCCGACCGCACCGAGCAGCTCGAGCAGCAGTTCTACGCCCAACGCCGAGGCGGTGGCCACGGTAGCGGTGCTGGGTGCGAGCCAGGCGATGTCGTCGACGCCGAGTTCGCCGTCGTCGGCTGAGCCGTTGAGCGAGGCGCAGTCGGCCTACCTGTGGGAGTTCTGGAAGCAGATGACGGCCATGTTCCCAGGGAAGTGGGAGCGCGAGAACGGCGCTGCGCCGTTCAAGAAGGACGGCAGCCTGACCATCGCGGCCGGCACGTGGTTCCAGGTGCTGAAAGGCCGCAGCCGGGCACAGCACGCGCGCGGCATGGCCTGCTGCCTGACCGAGGGCCGGGAGTGGCCACCGAACCCGCCGAGGTTCCTGACGATGTGCCTGGACATTCCGGTCATGGCGGCGGTGGAGCGGGAGATGGCGCCGGGCCGGCCGCAGAGCGGCTTCACGGTGCTGGTGCGTTCGCTGTTGGACCTGCACGTGTACGCCTCGGCCGACCACGGTTCCCAGCAGCGGCGGATGTTGGAGGAGGCCTACACGCGCGCTGTCCAGCACGTGGTCGACGGCAAGCCGCTGCCGCAGCCGGTGCTGGCTATCGAGCAGGAGAAGCACGGCGTGCGGCCGGTGCGTGACCGGGAATCGGCGCGCGCTGCGATGGAGCGAGCTGCCGCCGAGCTGAACTTCGATGGTGACTGAAGCGGAGCTGGCCCAGGCGGAGCAGGCCGGCCGCTGGGCACGCGACGCATGCCGCAGCCGGGAATCGGCACCGCGGTACGAGATGGGACTGGATGGTGTGACGCGGCGACGCCGCTGGCAGGCCGGGTGGGACAAGCGGGACCAGGAACTGAGCGCCGCACGGCGCAGCACGACGAGGAACAGACGCTGATGGACTTCACCAACTACAGCACGCGCAGCAAGTTCGCCAAGGAGATCAACGCCGGTTACTCGGCGTGGCTCAACGGCCTGCACCTGAGCGACAACCCACACCTGGTCTGGCATGACCAGCCGGAGGCCGGTCTTGCCAAGCAGATCGGCCACTTCACCGAGAAGGCCGAGGCATGGCAGCACGGCTGGCGCCTGGCCGACCAAGGCGAGAAGGGCGCGCGCTGATGTGGTCGAAGGCACCACCGCCGACCAGGGAAGAGGCGGCTCGGATTGAGCTGGCCAAGACGGGACCGTGCATGGCCTGCCTGGCGCTGCAGATGCAGGAGCTGCTGGAGCCGGAGCTGGTGGTGTACGGCTGCGACTACAACCACGCCAAGAGCGGGAACCTGCGGCGCGGTCACATGTTCGGCTACGCGCTCTGCAAGTGGCACCACATGCGGCATCCGATGGAGGGGAACACCTTCGCGACGATGCGTCAGATCTACGGCCCGAGCCTGCTGGATGGCTCACGGACCTTCCACGAGACGTATGGCTCCGACGACGAGCTGATTGCCAATCAGACCTACGTGAACGAATTGAGGGCATGACCATGATGGATAGGAGCAAGACCAATGCCGGCCGAGTACGCGCGCTGTTCGAGCGCATGCCATCCGCAGCGCTGGTAGCCCGCGAGATCTACCAGGGCGTTGGCGCAACGACGCCGATCGACCGTGATCGGATCCGCAGCGCGCTGCGGGACCTGACCGAGGCGCGCTACCTCGTGAAGGATGGCATTGGCCAACGGGCGGTGTTTCGCCTGTCGGGTATCGGCATGCCCCGGGCGTTCGTTGTGACGGACGAACAGCGCGAGCGCTGCCGTCTCGACAAGGCACACAAGCAAGCGCTGCGCCGGGCCGCGAGCCGAGGTGTGGCGGCAGGCCCGCGCACGGCGGACAAGATGACCATCAACAGGGCGCGGGTGGAGCGGCTGTCGGGCCTGGCCCCGGCGAAGGCGTGGGGAAAGGAGAAGGAGGGCCAACGGCCTGCCATGACCGTTGAGGAGTTCGTGGAGGGCGGCGGCGTCATACAGCGCCTTCCGGCCAGCTGGGAGCAGCGAGCATGACCGCGCCCGCATTGAAGCCGTGTCCATTCTGCGGTGCACCTGGCCGGATGCTAGGCAGCGCCGACAAAGGTTGGCACGTCTGGTGCACGGGTGACGAAGAGGCTTGCAGCCCCAGCCCGATGACGCATATCGCTTGGTCTCCGTCCGCAGCCGCCGAGTACTGGAACAAGCGGTCGGCCGGCGCGGTGGACTGGAGGCCGATTGCGGACGCCCCGCAGGACGGCACGCGGCTGATGCTGTGGGACTCGGAGAGCAAGCGGCCGGTGTTCGGGAGCTGGCGGCCGGACAGTGCCCATGACCATGGCCCGATCACGCACTTTGCAGCCGAGCCGGCTGCCCCGGAGGTGCCCTCCTGAATCTGACGGCGAGAGAGGGCCTCAAGAGGGCCGCAGGAATAGCCGCGCGCTGCGCGGTCGAACAACCGAAGACGGGTAGGGGAACAGGCATGCAGGTAGACACCTTCGGGGCATACGTAAGAGCCGAGCTGGAGTATTGGGGGGTGCAGTTTGCTCTGCACCGGGACTGCGATTACCTGGGTCACCACTCGCGAAGCCTCCTCCAGGCATTGATCGACTACAAAGGGGACCTGCCTGGCCGGGCTCAGGGCTTCAAGCCAATGACTGTGGACGCACGTGCCCAGCGAGTCGAGGACTTGGTGACGGTGATAGCCCGGGACAACAAGGCCATGTCCTGCGTTTTACGCGCGCGGTTTTGCGGGAAGGGCAGGGTCAAGAACGAGCGGTACGAAACGGCGCAGCTGCTGCTCGCCAACGCGGGCGAACCCATGATGCACGTTAAGGCGTACTTGGAGCTGGCTCGGCGCGGCGAGGATCGGATCCACGGCATGCTCGCGGGCATCGCATTGGCTGCCTGACGCGCGCGCGATACAGCTTGACAGGTGCCACCTGCAAGGGGTCTAATTCCGGCACGATGACATAGAAGCCTCTGGCGAAAGCCGGGGGCTTTTTCTTTTCCGGAGACGCTATGGCGCAGATCACTCCCCAACAGGCTGGCGGCGTGAACGTCGTGGCCTTCCTCGACATGCTGGCTTGGTCCGAAGGTACGGACAACGGGCGGCAGCCGACCAACGACCGCGGCTACGACGTGCTGGTTGGTGGTGGCTTGTTCCGTGGCTACGCAGACCATCCGCGCGTGCTGGTGGACCTGCCGCGGCTGAAGATTCAGTCCACGGCAGCCGGCCGCTACCAGCTGCTGCGCCGCTATTACGACGCCTACAAGAAGACGCTGGGCCTGAAGGATTTCTCGCCGCTGAGCCAGGATCTGATCGCGCTGCAGCAGATCCGGGAGCGTCGCGCGCTGCCACTGATCCAGGCGGGCAAGATCCCGGAGGCAATCAAGGCGGTCAGCAACATCTGGGCGAGCCTGCCTGGCGCTGGCTACGGCCAGCACGAACAGCAGCTTTCCGACCTGTTGGCCGTGTACCGCAAGGCCGGCGGAACGGTGGCGCCGTGACTGAGCCCGTGAGCACTCTAAAAACCATTGTCGGGACGTTCACCGCGGCGGTTGTGGCACCGGCGACGGCTGATGCGCTGAGGGAGGCCGAACGGGTGATCCTCGGCGTGCCGCAGTCCGTGTTGCTGGTTGCCATGGCGGGAGCGCTGATCGGCGTTTTGCTGCTGCCGGAGAAGGACGCGGAGCGGGTAGCCGCTGACGCCAGCCGCCGTCGCGGCCACCGCCTCCTGCAGACCGCCGCGCGCTGGGCTGCCTTGGCTGTGGCGGTCGTGGCCTACGCCATCGTGGCCGCATGGGTCATCGCCGTTGCCGCGTCCATCTGGCCGGCGCTGGCGGGCGCCCCGCAGCTGCCTCTGGCCGGCCTGTCCGGCGTCCTGATCCGCCGGCTGCTGCCCGGCTACGTGCGCATGGTGGAGCGGGCCACCGGTGCCATCGGAGGCGATAAGCCATGAGCGTACTGATTCGATTTCTGCGCGCGCTGTGGACCCTGATCGTAGGCGCCGCTGCCGACGCGCTGCAGTGGCTGAGCAAGCCCGGCAGCAAGGTCAAGCTGGTGTGCGCGGTGCTGGCCTTCGGCTGCATGGTGTCCGGGCTGACTGCCTGGGAGAAGGAGCAGAAGATCCGCGACCTCAGCGCCCAGGTGATCAAGGTCCGGGCGGACTGGCAGGCCGATGCCGCCCGACTGCAGGCCGACGTGGACAGCCGCGATCAGCGTCTGGCCGAGGTCGCCGCCGCACTGAGGGCGGAAGCCGAGAAGCTGCAAGCCCTCCGGGACGAGAGTGCGGAGGCACTGCGGGCCTTGGCGGGAAAGGTCGAGGCTTCCGAGAAAGAGGCATCCACCTGGCGCGGTCGCTATGAGCAACGGCCCGACACCTGCAAGGCAGCGTTGGAGTTGCTCGATTCCGCCTGCCCAGCACTGAAGGGGTACTGATATGCGGATTCCACTTTGGCTTTACATCGACAGGGCGAGCGCCATTGACGCTGGGATGACCCACGAGGGTCGCCTGTTCGGTGTGCCTGCCTGGTTGCGCGAGGACAGCGGCTCACAGGTGACCGGCAGTCCGAAGATTCCAGCTCTGCACTTGTGGTGCATGGCGGTGGATCTGCTTCTGGAAGTCGCCGCTGCGTTCGTGCAGGAGGATCGAGCCTTGGAATCACCCATCACTCTGGGCAAGAGGATTGCGCCATGAGGTTCTCACTTCTGTTGGCGGTCCTGGCGTTGGCGGCGTGCCAAGCTGCCCCAACCAGGCCGAACCCACCGCCGCCGGCCTACATCAAGGTTCCGGTGGCCACCTATGTCCCCATCGATGCGGCTCTGACCAAACGCTGCAGCTGGGTGCGGGACGGGAAGCCTTCGGCGGTGTTCGACGTGAGCAATGGCCGGAAGCGTTGCCTGATGCAGTACGAGGCGCAGCTCGACGGCATCGACCAGGTGCAGGGCAAACCTGTCCCGGATTCGCCCTGATGGTCCGGCAGACGGCGCGGGAACGCCGCGTGCTGGCGTTGGGTCGCCTGAAGACAGGCGAGATGAACAAGACCGAGGCCGCGTATGCCGAGCGGCTGCGCGCGCTGCAAGCGGAAGGCGAGGTGCAATGGCACCGGTTCGAGGGCATGAAGCTGCGCTTGGCCGACAACACGTTCTACACCCCGGACTTTGCAGTCATGGCTGCCGACGGCGTCATGGAGTGCCACGAGGTGAAGGGCCACTGGCAGGACGATGCACGGGCCAAGATCAAGATCGCCGCGTCCATGTACCCATTCCGCTTCATCGCGGTGAAGGCCAGGCCCAAGCGGGACGGCGGTGGCTGGGCAGTGGAGGAGTTCTGATGACTGCGACAGTGCGCGCGTCGATACGCATGCGGTGGTGGCTGCGTTGCTACCTCGCCGCAGTGATGTGGTTCGCCCGGGCAACCGGGATGGAGCCGGACTGGGACCGGGTGGACCGGTGGATACGCCGTGGCCTGGTGCTGCAAACAACGAGGGTTGCTGATGAACTTTGCACTGATTGAATCGCTGATGGCTGCGATGGACACCGAGCGGGCTACGCGCGCTGCTGCTGTTGCCGCCTTGGACGCGCGCATCGATGGCAGCACCGACGCGCGCATTGACCGCTTGGTTGGGGCTATCGAGCAGCAGGGCAAGCAGATCGCCGAACTGGCCATGCATGTGGGGCTGCTGGTGCAGGCGGTGGCCCAGCTGCTGGGCGAGGAGGCCGGTGCGCCGGTACAGGACGAAGGTACGGAGCCGGAGCGAGTCGACCTGGACGGGAAGCCCTACTGATGGCGGCGGGTCCGACCCAGCGCCGCGGCAGGACCCGACAGACAGGGGGCAGCGCCTTCGCACATCTGTATGGCACCGCGCGCTGGCAACGCACGCGCAAGGCGCAGTTGGAGCGTGAGCCGCTGTGCAGCAGGTGCAAGGCCAGAGGCCAGGTCACGGTCGCCACGGTGTGTAACCACACCAACGGCCATCCTGCTGGAGAGACAGAGGAAATGTTCTGGACTGGCCCCTTCGACAGCCAGTGCGCCAACTGCCATAGCAGTGACCAGGCGCGACTGGAGCGCGGTGCAGCTCAGGTCCGGGGGTGTGACAGCGATGGCTGGCCGATAGGGATTTGACCGTTTCACGCCCCGATGTTCCACGCCACGGGGTAGGGGGGGCGAATTTATGGCATTGGCCAGCTCCTAGACCGAGCGCCCCCCCAAACACGCGTATCCACAATTCACGGGACGACCCTCGAACGGGCACTCCCAGTCAAGAAATCCCGCATTTTCCCGAGGAATTCATGCCAAGGCCCCGATTGCCCGTCGCAAAGGCTGCGACAAGCGGCGCCGCCATCAAGAATCCGGGCCGACATGCCGGAAGGAAGAAGCCAAAAGGCACGCGCCCCTTGGGTGAGCCGTTTAAGACGATGACGGCGGCCGAGAAGCGGGCGTGGAAGGAATTCGCATCGGAAATGCCGTGGCTCAACTCCAGTCACCGGGTGCTTCTCCGCCTTGCGTGCCTCTGGACGGCGCGGATGGAGGACCCCAAAGCCGAATTCGGCGTGTCAGCAACCCAGGCGCTCAGCTCGATCCTTTCGAAGCTGGGCGCCACACCTGTGGATGAATCGAAGGTCTCGCATGGCGGTGACGAAGAAGACCAGGGCGAAGAATTCTTCGGTGGCCCCAGCTCCGGCCGACCGCACTAAGGCGTATGCGCTGGATGTGGTGGCTGGCCGGATCGTTGCCGGCCCCCATGTCCGAAACGCCTGCCGGCGCCACCTGCAGGATCTGATCGAAGGCCCCGAACGGGGCCTTTACTTTGACCACGAGGCTGCCGAGTACGCGTTCCGCTACTTCGAGAACGTCCTGATGCTCTCCGAGGGTCAGTTCGAGGGCCGGAAGTTCGAGCTGCACCCCTCGCAGGCGTTCATCATCGGCTCGCTCTTCGGCTGGAAGGGCGCCGACGGACTTCGCAGGTTCCGTCGCGCGTACATCGAGCAGGGAAAGGGCAACGGAAAGAGCCCGCTGGCCGGTGGGCTGGGCCTGCTGGGGATGACGGCCGCAGGCGAGGCTGGCGCACAGATCTACTCGGCGGCGGCGAAGAAGGACCAGGCCGGCATCCTGTTCGCCGACGCGGTGAAGATGGTCAAGAAGTCGCCGCTCCTGGCCAAGCGCATCGAGTTCGCTGGCGGTGAGGGTCGGGAGTTCAGCATGGCGCACCACGCCAGCGCGAGCTTCTTCCGGCCGGTGTCGCGCGATACGGGCCGTACCGGCTCCGGGCCTCGACCGTTCTTCGTGCTGGTCGATGAGGTGCACGAGCTTCCCGACCGGCGAATCATCGAAATGCTGGAGCGCGGCTTCAAGTTCCGCCGCGAGCCGCTGCTCTTCATGATCACCAACTCCGGCAGCGACCGGACCTCGGTGTGTTGGGAGGAGCACGAGCATGCCGTCAAGGTCGCCGCCGGCCATACCGAGGCGGTGAACGATCCGACCTTCGTCGGCGGCGTTATCGATGACCGCACCTTCAGCTACGTGTGCAGCCTGGACGACGGGGACGACCCGCTTGAGGACCCCAGCTGCTGGGCAAAAGCCAATCCCCTGCTGGGGGTAACTATCACCGAGCAGTACCTGGCGGACGTGGTGGCGCAAGCCAAAGCGATCCCCGGGTCACTGAACGGCATTCTTCGTCTGCACTTCTGCGTGTGGACCGATGCGGAGACCGCCTGGATGACGCGCCCAACGCTGGAACCGGCGCTGGCCGACTTCGACCCGCGCATGCATGAGGGGCGCAAGGTCTACCTCGGCCTTGACCTGTCGCAGGTCCGCGATATCACCGCCATGGCTGCGGTCGTGGAGACCGGCACCGTCCCGGTGGAGGTGGAAGTCGAGGGCGAGAAGCTGATCATCGAGAAGCCGACGTTCGACGCCTGGATCGAGGCTTGGACACCCGGGGACACGCTGGATGCGCGGCAGCTGCAGGACAAGCTGCCCTATCGCACCTGGGTCAATGGCGGATTCCTGCATGCGCCGCAAGGGCAGGCCATCAACTTCCGGCACGTGGCCCAGGTCATGGCCGAGTACGACAACCGTTATGACGTGCAGCTGGTCGCGTACGACCGCTACGCGTTCCGACGGTTCGAGGAAGAGGTCAACGACATTGGTCTGTCTGTGACCTTCGCCGAGCACCCGCAGGGCGGCTGCAAGAAAGGCAAGCCACTGGAAGCGGCGGTGGAGGCCGCCGAGCAGTCGGGACAGCCCGTACCTGAAGGCATGTGGATGCCCGGATCGCTGCGCCTGCTGGAAGAGGCGCTGCTGGAGGGTCGCCTGCGCCTGCGCCGCAACCCGGTTCTGGTGTCCGCAATCATGTCCGCCGTCATCGAATCGGACCGCTGGGGCAACAGCTGGCTGTCGAAGGCCAGGTCGGCAAACAAGATCGACGCAGCGGTGGCCCTTTGCATGGCCATCGGCGCGGCACACGCCATGCCACCGGATGCCGGCGGCATAGACGACTACCTGGAAAACGGCTTCTTTGGACTGATCGGATGACTACCTTTCGCTGGTACAACCCGCTGAGCTGGCGGTTCTTCGGATACGACGACCCTGCCACCGGCAACTACGTGGAGGTCGACCTATCCACCGGTGGCCGAGGCACCAAGGCGGGCGTCCGGGTGACGCCCAAGAAGGCGCTGACGGTCAGCATCGTCTGGTCGTGCGTGAAGGTGCTGTCCGAGTCCGCCGCGGGGCTGCCTTGGAAGCTGTATGAGGACGCGGGCGGCCTCCGCCAGCTGGTCAGGGGGAGCAGCCCGCAGAGGCGCCGTCTGCTTCGCCTGCTGAGCAAGCCGAATCCGTTCATCAAGTGGCTGGACCTGATCAAGGCGGTCGTGGTGAACATGGCGCTGCGCGGCAATGCCTTCGCCATCATCCAACGTGACGACGACGGTGGATGGATCGGCTTGATTCCCGTGCCGGTGGATAGCGTCCGCATCGACACCGACGACGGCCTGATCTACTGGGCGACGATCAACGGCAGCGAAACGCCGGTCTCGCCGCAGAACATGCTGCACTTCAAGCTGTTCAGCCCAGATGGCATCACTGGCCTGTCGCCAGTCGAGTATCAAGCCGAAACCATCGGCCTCGCGCGCGCTGCGCAGGACTGGTCCGCCCGGTTCATGCGCAAGGGTGGCTTCACCGGTGGATACATCATTTATCCCGGCTTCCTGACTAAGGAGCAGCAGGCGCAAATCAAGGCGAAGCTGCCTGATATCCGCCAGGGCGATGTGGACGACCTCGGCAAGATGGCAATCCTGCAGGGTGGGCCGACGATCACGCCGGCCGGACTGACCCAGAAAGACAGCCAGTTCATCGAATCGCAGCAGTTCCAGGAAGAGGCGCTTGCCGGCATCTGGGGCGTTCCGCTGTACCTGACGAACCGCGCTCGCTCCACGTCGGTGCTGGGCTCCAATCTGGAGCAGCAAACCAGCGGCTTCGTCACCTTCGGCCTGAAGCCTTACCTCGATGCCATCGAGAGCGAGATCAACGACAAGTTGTTCGCTGATGGCGACATGTTCGTGGAGGCCGTCGTGGAGGGCCTCCTGCGGGCCGACAGCGGCGCCCGTTCTACCTACTACAAGACGGCCCTCGGCGGCTCCGGCGGCTCGGGCTGGATGACCATCAACGAAGTCAGGGTGAGGGAGAACCTTCCTGTGCTGGAAGGCGAGCAATACAACCAAGTCACACGGTGGACCAGCAACAAGCCCGATTCCAGTAATGACGATCCAACGGGAGATCCCGCCAATGCTTAGCAAATATTCCTGCCCGTTCGAGGTAAAGGCGGCAGATGATGCCGGCAACTTCGAGGGCTATGCCTCGGTGTTCAACAACGTGGATCTCGGCGAGGACCTGATCCTCCCTGGCGCCTTTGTCAGGGTGAAGACGACTCGGACTGGCCGACTGCGCCTGGCGCTGTACCACAACCTGACCCGGCTGATCGGCGATGCCGAGTTCAAACAGGACGGCAACGGCCTGCACTTGAAGGGCAAGGTCAACCTCAACGTCAGCTACGCCAAGGACGCCTACGAGCTGATGAAGGCCGGCACCTTGGACGAAATGTCAGTCGGCTTCAACACGTTGGAGGACGCGATCGAGAACCGCGAGGGCCGGCGGGTGCGCGTCATCAAGAAGGCCGAATTGTGGGAGGCATCGGTCGTCCCCTTCGGCATGAACCCGGAAGCACAGGTGATGAGCGTCAAGTCCGACGTTCGCGCCTTCGAATCGGCCCTACGCGAACGCATGGGTCTGTCTCAGAAAGAGGCGGCGGCCGTCGCCTCGCTCGGCTTTCCCGCGATCCACCGAGACGGTGGCATCGGGGACACGGAGACCGTGAAACAGCTGCAGAAACTCGGCAACTCCATCCAATCCATCTTTGAAGGAATGCACTAATGCCGGACAATATCGTTGAGATCCGCGAAGGCCTGGAAAAGCAGCTGAAGGACGGCTTCGCCGGCCTGCAGAAGAAGTACGACAGCGCCTCGGCCGAGATCGAAAAGGGCAACCAGGTCACCACCGATCTGAAGAAGCAGATCCAGACCGCCACCGACGAGATCCAGAAGGTGGTCGACAAGGTGCTGAAGCTGGAAGAAAAGGGCATCGGCCTGGGCAATCAGTCCGGCACCAAGAAGGGCTTCATCGACTTCATCAAGGGTAACGACGAGTACAAGTCGCTGATCGGCCGCGAGAAGTCGGCTGCGGAGATCGAGATCCAGAAGGACGAGCTCGCGTCCATGCAGGAGACCAAGGCGGTCACCAGCGCAGGTATCGTCGTGCCGAATTTCGACCCGACGATCCAGCCGGGCATCCGTCAGGAACTGCGCATCCGCGATCTGATCCCGTCGATCTCCGTCACCGGCCAGAGCTACACCTACTTCCGCGAGAAGCTGCACACCCGCGGCGCCGGCCCGGTCGGCGAAGGCACGGCCAAGCCGCAGAGCAACGTCACCTTCGAGCAGAAGACCGACCTGGTGAAGAAGCTGGCGGTCTGGATCCCGGTCACCGACGAAGCGCTGAACGACGTGCCGCAGATGTACGGCTACCTGCAGCAGCTGCTGCGCTACGACCTGAAGCTGGAAGAAGAAGTCCAGATCCTGAAGGGGGACGGCCTGGGCAACAACCTGCCCGGCCTGATGACCGACGCCACCCTGTTCGATGACGCCCTTTCGAAGGCAAGCGACACCTCGATCGACACTGTCCGCCGCGCGATCTACCAGGTGCGCAAGCAGTCGAAGCTGTCGGCCGACGCCACGGTGATGACCGAGCTGGACTGGATGAACATCGAGCTGGAGAAGGACAGCCAGAACCGCTACCTGTTCGCCAACCTGCAGGGCTTCGTGACCCCGATCCTGTGGGGCCGGCCGGTGGTCGCCTCGGACAGCATGGACGAAGGCGACGGCACCACCACCGGTGGCGAGTTCCTGGTCGCCAACTTCCAGCGCGGCGCCACGATCTACGACCGCATGAGCTTCCTGTTCAAGGTCGGCCTGATCAACGACGACTTCGTGAAGAACCAGCGCGTATTGCTGGTCGAAGAGCGCCTGGGCCTGGCCAAGCGCCGCGTCGAGGCATTCGTGAAGGGCCGCTTCAAGCCGCAGGCGTGATAGCGAGCTGATCCCGAACGAGGCCGGCCACGTGCCGGCCTCTCTCTTTCTATACGGAGCAGGAACATGAAGATCAAAGCCGAATGGGGCTTCCGCGGCGACGCCCCGAAGCTCAATGCCGAGTCCGCCGATGTGAAGGCTGGCGACGTGTTCGACGGCGTGGATCCGGAATACGGGCACGCGCTGGTCGGCAAGGGTCTGGTGGTGCAGGTCCACGAAGGTGCCGCACCCCAGGAGACGAAGCCGGCCCGATCCAGCGAACTGAAGGCGGGCGAGCGCGGCGGTGGGGTCGAAACCTCCAGTACTGAAGGAGCGACCGAAGCTGCAGGCACCCAATCTGGCGATGGTGAAGCGTCCGGCGGTGCCGGTCCGGCCGAACCCGTCACCGGCGCCGCCGCCGCTGGCGAGCCGACCACTTCCGACCAGGGCGGTGCCGACAAGAAGGCGCTCTTGATCCAGCAGCTCGAGGCCGCCGGCGTTGAGTTCGACCGCCGCTGGGGTGCTGATCGCCTGGCAGCGGTGTTGGCCGAAGCCCAGAACAAGGATCCCGAGTAATGGCAATCACCCTCGACCTCGCGCTTGTGCGCGAGCAGTGCCGCGTTGTCGATGAGATCAGCGATGCGCTCCTGCAGACGTACATCGACGCGGCCCTCGTGCACGTGCAGATGCACTGTGATCGCCGTCTGGTTGAGGGTGAACCGTCCAGTGAAGAAGAGATGGCACTCACGGCGGACGTGCACCAGGCGGCTCTATTGATGGTTGGCAGCTGGGCGGAGAACCGTAGTGCCCTGGGTGAGCTGACCTCGGAGATTGCCCTCGGGGTGTCACGACTTCTTTGGTACAGGAAGCGATTCTGATGGCTACTTCAGCAGGCCAGCGCCGTCACCTGATCCGCTTCGAGCGCGCAGTCGACGTCCGCGATCCGCTTGGCGGGCCGGCCAAGAAGGAGTGGCAGTTCGTCGCCGAGGCGTGGGCAAAGAAAACGAACCAACTCGGCGCGACGGCCGAGGCGGTCGCGGCAGGGGCGGAGCGATACCGCGAGCAGGTCCGGTGGGACATGCTCCCGCGACATGTCGATCCCACTTGGCGCATTGTCGAGCGGGGCAAGCCTTATGCGATCAAGAGCATTGCACCGAGCAACGACGGTAGTGAGATGGCGATCATCGCCGTAGCGGGGTTGGGCAATGGCTGAGCAAGTGTCAATTCAGGGTCTGGATGGCCTGTTGCGCTCGCTGCGGGAGGCCCCCAAGGCCATCCAAGGCAGGGCAGTCCAGGCCGGCATGCGCAAGGGCGGCAATGTCATCCGGGACGACGCGAGACGCCGGGCGCCGAAAGCAACGGGCTTCATGGCGTCTCAGATCGTCACCCGCCGGGCCAACTCCAAGAGCCGACAGCGCGCAGGTGTAGGCCGAGGCGGCGAGTACTTCACTGTAGGCGTTAAGACGGGGCGCCGCCGCAAGTACGCCAACACCAAGCGCAACCGGCGCCGTGGTCGCGTTGGGAAGGTCTACGAGGAGTCTGGGTGGGCCTATTACTGGCGGTTCGTGGAGTTCGGCACCAAGAACATGCGGGCCTCTCCCTTCCTCACACCCGCCGGTGAGACGAAGGGACCGGAGGCGGCACAGGTGATCATCGATGAAACCTGGGCGGCGCTCGACAAGCAGCTGAAAAAGGATGGCTGGCGATGATGGTTCCTTTGATCCAATCCCTTCTGGAAAGCGATGCGGTCGTCCGGCAAGTGCTCGGCGACCCTGTCCGACTGTTCCTGGGTAGTGCGCCTCAGAACACGCCGCTCCCCTACGCGACGTGGGAGGTGGTCAACGGCTCGCCAACCGCGATGCTGTCCGAACCGTCGCCGGCTGACGGCTGGCGGGTCCGAATGACCGTATGGGGCGAGGTCCTCAGCCAAGCCAACGCCGTTGGCGTTGCTATCCGCGACGTGGTGGAGCGCGTGGGCGGCATCGAGTCGTACAACCCTACCCCCGACAGCGACGGCACGGATTCGGTGGGCATTTCATTCGACGTGCGGCTCCTGCAGCTGCGCTGATCTACACAACGGCAACCCGCTGGCCCCGCAAGGGGCCTTTTTCATGCCCGGCGACGGGCGCAATACAAGGAAACCCCTATGGGACAGGTAATCAAGTCGAAGCATTCGCAGCTGTTCGTCGCCATCGCCGCGGCCGAGGTCATCAAGGTGACCCGCCTGCGTTCGGTCGGCTTCCCCGATGGCCAGGCGTCGGAGATCGATATCTCCGACTACGACGACGACTGGGACCAGTTCGTCGCCGGCCGCAAGCAGACTGGCAGCACCAGCATCGAGATCATCTACGACAGCGTCGACCACGAGAAGCTGGAGGAGCTGCACGAGACCGGTGCCGTCGTGAACTGGCTGGTGACCGCGCCGCTTTCGGAAACCGAAGGCGTGGCCAAGCCGACCGCCGTTGCCGGCAAGATCACCCCGCCGGACACCGTGCTGTCCAAGCAGTTCGACGGCTTCGTGCAGAACTTCGCGGTGACCAGCCAGGACAACGATGTGTGGAAGGCGACGATCACCATCCGCGGCTCCGGCGCCGTCACCACGCACCGCCCGACGCCGTAAGGCTGCGGCAACGGCGCACACCCAGGCCCGCTCCGGCGGGCCATCTCTCTGACGGGGCGCGCGGATCCTCCGCGTGTTAGCCGTGCGCGGCCCGCGCGCCCTGTCGCCATTCAAGGAAACGGCCAATGAGCAAGACCAGCGAAACCACCCAAACCCAGCCGCAGCAGCCCGTGAGCATCCTGCAGTCGTTCACCAATCTGGGCATGTTCGCCTCCAAGGACGTTCGCGCCGACACGATCACCTTGCCCAACGGTGCCAAGGCGCAATTCCACGTTCGCGAACTGCCGGATGCGGAATTCCGCAAGCTGTGGGGCGAAGGCGACCGCGCCAAGCTGATCGCAGCGACCATCTGCGACGAGGACGGCAAGCCCGTCATGAACGTGGAGCAGGCCGCCCAGCTCAAGCCGCTGGTTGCCGCTGAACTGCAGCGTGTGGCCATGAAGCATTCCGGCTTCGGCGAAGAGGCTGCCCAAGCCCAGGCCGACGCGGGAAACGGCTAAGGCAGCGCGGTGAGGACTGGTTCTGGAAGGTCCTCGCCGGCCACCTGCATCGCACGGTGTCGGAGCTGCGGGCGAGCATGTCGCGCCGGGAGTTCCTGGAATGGTGGGAGTTCCATAAGCGGAATCCCATTGATCCGGTAAGCCTGCACATCAAGCCCGCTGCCTTCGCCGCGTACATCACCGCCTCACACAGCCAGGGCGGCACCAAGCGCTCCTTCCAGGAGTACCTGGAAACCCTCGTGCCGCGTTCCGAGGAGGACGAGGCGCAGGACTGGTTCGATCGACTGGGATGACCATGACCAACACCTTCGGGCGCTTTGCTGCCCTCCCCATCGGCCCTCTGCTCGCTGCGCGCGACGGAGGGCTCACGCTCGCCACGACGAGCGCGGCCGACCTCAACCGCATGGCACGGTCGGACATAGCGCAAAGTGCCGGCACGGTGGGCGCAGAGTTCGCCCTATGGGGTGACGACGATATGTCGGCGGTGGTAGGCATCGTCAACGGCGCGGCATCGTTGGCCGGCTATCCGGGCTCAGATGCCGGCGGAATCGGCTGGAACCTTGCTGGGGGAAGGGTGATCGCCAATGGCAGCGCGGTCGCGGTAGGACTTCCATTCGTTGGCCGAGGGGATACCGCTGGCGTACTGGTGGAAATCGGAATTCCGAACCGCCTTAAGCTGTACCGCAACGGTGAACTTGTCCACGAGCGGGAGTTCACGTTGGCCGGACCACTGCACTTCGCCGCTGCACTCGCCGCAACCAAGGCCGGCGGGCTGTCCCTGGTGGTCAATGCGGGTCAATGGGGCGCACGGAGCCCTGCCGCCGCCGCTGGTTGGTACACCCCAGGACCTGCCGCCGATGTGGTGCGCCTCGCCGACGCTGACTGGCTCACGGCCCCGGGCGATACACCTGCGAACGTTCGCTTCGAGGGGCTGGTGGCCGAGGGCCTGACCCTTGTTAGCGAGATCAGTTTCTGGCCGTGGGGTGGCGAATCCCTGATCCAGACCAGCGCCGCGGAATGCATGGTGCTGGATGCTGAGGGGCTGCTGGACGGACTGGCACAAGGCGGTGTGTCTGGATTGCCGGTACAGATCCGAACCGGTCCGGAAGACGGCATGCTCAATGACACGGTGCCTGTGTTTCGCTTCGCGGTGAATCGCATCGAGATCAACGACGACGGCAGTAAGACGTTGCACTTCAAAGATGCCCACGATGATCTTGACGGGACGATCAACCGTGGGGTCTTCCTGCCCAACATTCCCGCACTCGCCTGGAAGCCGCAGCCAGTGGTAATTGGGGCTGTTGCCAGCGTACCCGCCATGGGGGCCAACTCAGATGCCACGGCCATGTTTGTGGCTGATGCGCCGATCTATGCGGACACGGTGATGGACCGAGGCGACACATTGGAGCCGGGAACGTTCAGCGTCTCGCCGGATGGGCAGCAATTGCTGATGAAATCGCCACCGGTAACCCCTGTGGTGGCAGACCTGTCCAGCATCGGCCCGGGGCAGCAACCTGCCACACTGCGGCAGGCTATGGCCGATATCATGGGAAGGCTGGGCAAGACAGCATGGGTAGCGGCTGATTGTGCAGCGATCGATGGCGAAACCGGGTATGCCGGCATTGGCTACTACGCCGGCAGCGCGGTCACCGGTCGAGATGCAATGAACGCGATCCTCCCCAGCTACGGCGCGGGTTGCTACCAGGATCCGAGCGGGCCGCTACGATTCACGCGGGTGATTGCGCCGGAGACCTCCGGGGCAGCGCCAGCGTTTGATCTGAGCGAGGCGGACATGGCTGAAGACCTGCTCTGTGTCCCCGATGACGCGCCGAATCTGACCCGCCGGATGGCGTATCGGCCGAACGCCCAGGCGCTGTCGGCATCGGACCTGGTGACAGACGTAGTGGATGTGCCTCAATGGCGCCGCGACGAACTAGTGGGCCTGTTCAGGGCGCAGGTATATGGGGCCGGGGCGCTCCATCCTCACTATCGCAAAGCTGACGCTGCCGACCCGGTCGTGTCGCTGTTCTGGCGCTCGGTGGACGCACAAGCCGAGATCGACCGAGTAGTGGGCATCTACCGCGACCAGCGCTTCTTCTACCAGGTCACCGTCCGGGGCGATCAGCAGCTGGCCCCGCTTCCGGGACAGATTGGCCGGCTGACTTACAGCCGTTATGGCCTGGCCGACGGCAAGCCGGTGTTGGTGCGGCGCGTGGAGCGCAACCCTGCCACGGGGGACGTGGTGCTTACCCTGTGGGGATGATGACGTGTTGATTGGATATGGCATGCCGGCGGTGGAAACGGTCACCCTCACCGGCGGAACGTGGCTGTCGGCGGACCATGGCTCGGCGCTCTTCGATGGTAAGCCAGGGCGAGCGTCGCGGATGCGGCGCACCAGTTCGCTGGCGATCACGATCACTCTGGCCGAGGCTGTTGTGCCGGAGATCATCGCGGTTCTCGGCCTCAACATCCCGCCCGGCGTGCAGGTGAGCGCGGCCGGCGCCAGCGGCACCACGGTGCGACTGCCCGACGGGAGTGTCTGCGCATGGCTGTTTCCGAAGGCCGATGCCCTGGTTTCGACCGTGTCCGTCGAGATCGTGACAACCGCGACGAACGTGGACGTGGGCGAGATCGCGATCTTCCGGGCAGTCGAGGTGGGCATCAGCGACGGCTGGGCGGTGGCCACAATCGACACCAGCGTCCACACCCGTACCAAGGGTGCGCAGGTCAACACGGTTGCTGGACGCCTGTACCGCCGGCTGACTTGCACCCTGTCTGGTCGGGCGACGGCTGCCGTGCGCGGCGGTGGACTGGGCGGGACCGATTGGGAGACGGTGGCCGCTGCGATCGCGGGACGCCGGCGATCCTGCGTTGTGCCGCAGTACCGGGACATGATCAGCAAGGCGTTTGACCCGCTGCTGGCGGCGCGGTCGGCGCTCTACGGCTACTCGACGCAGCTGCCGTCGGCGGAGAACATCAGCCGGCAGTACTTCACCGGGTATATGGAGTTTGAGGAAATCCCGGCCTGATTTTGTTGTGCAGGTTGCTCGCTGGCACAATCCCGATCTCAACGAGCAGGGAGCGGCAATGATTGAAAAAACGAGCAAAGTCGATGTTCCGGACAGGGATCCCCGTCCAGAAAAGCTGCCGGCCAAGGCTGGATCTGCACTGGAGGACGTGGGCCGATTGATGGTGTTGCTATCGCTGGTTGCGGGAGTGGTTGGCGTGTTCGCGTTTGGGCGTGTGCCCCGCATTGCCTCGTGGGGTGGGGTTTCCCACGACTGGAATCTGCTCAACGTGTTCGCGGTGGTGCTGAGCACCGGATGGGCTCTTGCCATGTCCTGGGCCGTTTACCGACTGGGCACCGCCCTCTGCTGGCTTGAGCGTATCGGGAAGAAAGTCGAAGTTGAGTAGTGATCGGGCGAAAAGCTCGAAAACCTGTAGCCCAAGGCCCGCCCAGTGCGGGCCTTTTTTATGGACGAAACCATGAGTCTGTACACCCTCACTGTCGATCTTCTGTTGAAGTCCGGAGCGTTCGAACGGGACAGCGGCAAAGCTGCACGAGTCGTTCAGCGCGACATGTCGAGCATTCAGTCGGCCATGTCTGAGTCTGCGCGACGCGGTGCCGATGACGTGGCGGCAGGGTTCCGCCGCGTGACGCTTGAGGCGGTCGGCATGGGCTCGGCCCTGGCCGCCGTCAAGGCGACAATCAGTCGGGCTGACGAATGGACCGGGATGAGCAACCGTATCCGCCTGGTCACTGCTTCGCAGGCCGAGTTTGTTGCGGCCCAGCAGGATGTGGTCAGGATCGCCAAGGCGACCTATCAGCCATTGGACGCCACGGCGAGCCTCTATCAGAACCTGGCAATGGTTCAGGATCGGCTAGGCGTAACAGGCGCCCAGACAGCTCGGATCGTGGAGACGGTCAACAAGACGATTGCCATGTCCGGTAGCAGCGCAGCTGCATCGGAAGGCGCGCTGACTCAGTTCGGCCAGGCGTTGGCGGCAGGTACGCTACGCGCCGAAGAGTTCAACTCGATGGTCGATGGCGCATCCAAGCTGGTGCAGACCATCGAAGACGGCATGGGCATTGCCCGTGGCAGTCTCCGCAAGTTCGTGGTGGATGGCGGTGTCGCGGCCGATCAGATCGTCAGCGCACTGCTGAAAATGTCGGACGGCGTTGATGACTCGTTCGGAAAGATGCAAGTCCGCGTCTCGCAGTCGATTACCAACCTCAACACCAACCTGACCGAGATGATCGGCAGGGCAGATGAGGCAACGGGGGCTTCCCAAGCGCTTTCTGCTGGCATCACGGCGCTTGCCAACAATCTGGAGATGGTGGCGGTTGCTGGCGCTGCGGTAGCTTCGGGCCCACTGCTCAAGGCCCTATTGGCGCGGGTCGCTGCAGCTAACGCAGGGATGGCAGCAGATCGGGCCGCAGCCGCGCAGAACGTCGCTGCGGCGCAGCAGCTTGAGCTACGGACCCGCGCGGCCATGCTTGATGCTCAGGCGGAGGTTCGTCGCGCCGCTGCGATCGGCGGAAGTGTGTCGGTGAGTTCCAAAGCCGCTGCCGCAACCTTGGAGCATCGGCAGGCCGTCCTCCTGCTTGCCCAGGCACAAGGACAGGCTGCCGCTGCGAATGCCGGGTGGGTCGCACGTGCAGGTGCATCTACCCTCGCGATGCTTGGAGGCCCGGCAGGCATCGTCACGATGCTGGCCACCGCCGCCGCCGGGTGGTTGATCTTCCGCGACAACACCGCGACGGCATCGGCTGCGCTGATCGATTTCGGTGGTGCCGCTGATACTGCCATCGAGAAGTTCAAGACTCTCAACGCCCAGATGCAGGCCGGCGAGATCCTTCGACTGCAGAAGGAGATCGACGAGAACTACCGGACCATCACCGTTTCGATCACGGAGATGGTCGCTGCGGCGACGAACTTCTCCACCGCGAGCCAGGCTTCAGAGTTCATCCAGGAAACGCAGCGGCTGGATGCCGCCTTTAAGGCCGGCAAGATTGGCGCCGATGAGTTCTCCAATGGTCTGGAGGCGGCATGGCGAGCAATGATCGCTGGCTCGCCAGCTGCTGCCACCGTGGCCAAGAGCCTCACGGAAGAGACCGCTGCCGCGGCGACTGCTGGCAGGGAGGTCGATCGTAAGCGTGCGATCCTCGACGCCTTCACGGGCAGCAGTAGCCAGGCGAAGAGCGCAACCGACGCCCTGTCGGGTTCGTTCAACGTTCTGGGCGACTCGGCAGGCGCCGCGGGCAAGCGCATCGCGTCGGCAATGCAGTCCCTGCCGGGCCAGCTCGCCCGCGTCGGCAAGAGCGCGGCCGAAGTCGCAAAGCTCGACGTAAACGACTGGTTCAAGGAGGCCCAGGCCAGTGGCGTCGACTTTTCCAAGCGCGACGACCCGAAGGTCAAGCAGTACATCGAGCAGGGCGCACAGTACATCCGGCTCCAGACCGAGCTGGCTGCCGCGCAGAAGAACTTCACGGAGTCGCGTAAGGCTTCCGCGGCCGCTGAGCGTGCTGGCGCCAAGGATCGCAAGGCGGACGCGGAGGCGATCAAGCGCTACAACGAGCAGGCGGCAATGGCGGCTGCGACGATGGCCGGCCCACTGGCCGAGGCCACCGAGCACCAGAAGCAGCTCGAGGACAAGCTGAAGGAAGCGCTGAAGGAGGGGCGCATCGAGCGGGCCGCGTACAACACGCTGGTCCTGGAGTCGCAGAAGGCGTTGGAACAGTCCAGCGCGGAGATCAAGAAGGCCCTCGCCAGCCCCGAGGCGCTTCTTGCGACGATGGATGCCGAGGTCGCCATGCTCGGCAAGGTCGGCCGTGCGCGCGAGCTGTCGCGGCGCGAAATGATGAACGAGCGGGACATGCGGCAGGAGCTGCAGAAGGCGGTGGAGGCCGCCGGCGGCAAGGAGGCCCTGGCGTTGTCCAAGGGGGCAGCGAGCTACGCGCAGTACGAGCAGTCCATGCTGGATGCCGCCCGAGCATCGGCCGATCTATCCCTGCGCGTGGAGGAGGCTGCTGCCAACGTTGAGGCGTGGGCCGGCGTGGTCGTCAACGGTGTGGGCGATGCCGCCGACGCCATGGCTGACTTCGTTGCTGGCGGCATGCGGGACTTCGACAACCTGTGGGACGACCTGAAGGATGCCGCCAAGCGCGGGCTGCGTGACCTGGCGCGCGAGTTCCTGCAGCAGAAGATCGTGATCCCGATCCAGACGCAGATCCTCAACGGGATGAACGGCCAGGGCGGTGGCCTGAGTCTTCAAAGCATCATGGGGCTGTTCGGTGGCAACGGCGCCGCCGGCGGCGGTCAGAACCTGGGGACCATCGCCGGGCTGCTGTCCAAGGGCCAGGGGCTGTTCAGTGCGGGCGCAAGTGCGGCGAGCAGCGGTGCCAGCGCCGGCAGTCTGCTGGGCTTCGGCAACAACGTTGCCGCCCTTACCGGTGGCGGCGCAGCCGCAGCGGGTGGTTCTTCCGCTGCTGCTGGTGCCGGTGCGGCTGGATCTGCTGCTGCGGCGGTCCCGATCATAGGGTGGATCGTGGCCGGCATGATGAAGAACGCCGAGCTGTTCGATCAGGGCTGGAACATCGCCAACGGGGAGAGCTGGGCCGGCAAGATCGCAACGGCCGGCGCGGTGGGCCTCGCCGACAAGACGTTCCGCGGGCTGGGGTTCAATGACAAGGTCGCATCGATCCTGTCCGGGTCGAGCATCCACGCCAAGCTTTTCGGCCGCGGCGCGCCGAAGATCACCGGCCAGGGCCTCACCGGCTCGTATGGCTTCGGAGGCTTCGACGGCCAGACCTACGCCGATATCAAGCAGAAGGGTGGCTTCTTCCGGTCCGACAAGAAGTGGACGCAGTACGGGGCGGTGGATCCCGGTATCGATCGCACGTTCGACATGGCGGCTCGCCAGGTGCGCGGCGCCGCCACTGACCTTGCAAAGCAGCTGGGTGTAGATCTCTCCGGGCAACTGGCCGGGGTGAAGGTATCGCTGGGCAAGATGCAGTTGTCTGCGGATTCGGCTGAGGCCAAGGCGCAGCTGGAGGCGTACCTTGCCGACATGACGGACCGCCTGTTCACCGAGGCGGTGAAGGCTGCAGGCTTCGGAGGCCAGCTGGATGGCTACTTCGAGGCGCCGGATGTGTTCAACGCGCTGAGTGCGTCGATTGCACTGGCGGTGGGCAATGCTGACGAGCTGGGCCGCGCCCTCAACGGGATGGAGGTCGACAAGGTCAACAAGGCGGTGGATTACTTCCAGGACCTGGCCAGCGTCGCCGGCACGGACCTGGCCACCCAGGTCGAGAAGGTGACCGGGTTGCTCGGGAACTACGCCTCGCTGATGGCGGACGTTTCCACGCAGCTCATGACCGGCGACCTGTCCAGCTACCAGCAGCAGGCCCTGAGCATCGAGCGGACCTACCGGCAGCAGGTGAAGTCGGCCAACGACTACGCCAAGGCCCTGGGCTTGTCCGGTGCACGTGCCGAGGATCTGGCCAAGATCGAAGCGCTGCGCGCGATGAACATGGGCAAGCTGCAGGCGCAGATCGACAAGGACAAGAAGGCCATGCAGTACGGCCTGTCGATCAGCGACCTGTCTCCGCTGACGGACCAGGAGAAGCTGGGCGAGGCGATGAAGGAGCTGCAGCGGGCGGTGGCCGGTGGGGATACCAGCGCTGCGCAGGCTGCGGCCCAGGCGGCCCTAGGCTTCGGTCGGAACCTCTACGCCAGTGGCAAGGACTACAACGGGCTGTACGACCAGGTGACCGGGCTCATCGACGGCATGAAGGTGGGCAACCTCGACAAGGATGACGGCACCAGCATGGGCCAACTGGCGGACGCTATCGAGGCCCTGCCGGACAACTTCAGCCGTGCCGTGTTCGACCTGGTGGTGGACAACAAGGCTCAGGCGGAGACGACGGCAGCAGTACGGGAAACCAATGCACTTCTGACCGATGCCCGCTCACTGCTGCAGGACCTGGTCTCCGTGACGACGCAAGGGGTGCGGACCAGCACCAGCTCGGCCATTCGCGCGGCTCTCAACGCAAGGTAAGTCACATGCAAGCAAGGAAAATAACCCTGATCGAGATCGGGGCAGGGCCGCTGCCATCGGTGACCCCTGTTCCGCTGCGGGAATCCTCTTGGTTCCCGATCGCGTACGTGTCCCCGGACGTGCCACCGGTGGAGGGTGTGGTGCCCAATCCGGTCGCCGATGGCGTGCTCATCGAGTGGGACGCCGTAGACCAGGAGGGGGTGATCTACATCATTGAGCGCGGACCAACAGCGCAGGGGCCGTGGACGGAGATCGCCCGGGTGGTTGAAACCCGCTATCTCTACAGCGATGGCAGTGGGCAGGAATGGTGGTTCAAGATCACCGCCAGCGTGCGCGGCAAGGCGGGAGAGGGTTCGATCATTCCGGTCAAGCCACCGCCGACGGCGCAGGAGATCATCGACCTGATCGAGGAGCAAAACCGGCTCGGTCAAGAGATGGCAGCGGGGTTTGCCGAGCAGGCACAGCAGATCGCCAATCTGGACGCTGCCTTGAATGCGGCTGTCTATGACCCTGAGATGGCATACAACCCGGGAGCGGTCGTTAAGTGGGAAGGCGGGCTGTACTACGCACTCGTGGAAACGAAAGGGAATTTGCCATCGGATGCGGCCTTCTGGAAGAAGATCGGCGACTACAGCTCCTTGGCGGAGGCGGTAGGGGCTCAAGGCTTGCAGCTGACAAATCACAGCGTTCGCATCGAGCAGACGGAGAATGGCCTGGCGGTCATCTCCGAGCGCGTTGATGGTGTGGCAACGGCGCTGGAACAAAAGGCAGACGCGGCTGCATTGAACACCCTATCGAGCCGGGTGAGCGAGAGTGAGGATGGCATCCGAGCCAACGCCGAAGCAATCTCCGCAGCCAACGCGGCGATTGCAGGAAAGGCGGACACGTCCGCAGTGACGGCACTGTCCACCACGGTGCAACAGCAGGGTGAGAGTATCGCGGCGAACGCATCGGCGCTGACCAGCGTACGGGCTGAGCTGGGCGGCAGCGGAAACCTTGCATTCAACACGGGATTTGAGTGGGATGCGGGTGGATGGGACTGGATCTGGAATCCGGCCGGCTTCCAGGTGATGCGCAGGGATTGGTGGTCTGCGGACTGGTTCCCTGTCGGGGGGCACACGATTGGCTCAGCCGCCAACGGTGGGGCCGCGAGCTACAACATCCTGCGCAACGGAGCCAACGTGTCCTGCAAGCCTGGGGAGAGGTTCTGCGCCTCGACCAAGTTCCTGGCACATCGATGCGATATCGCCTTCGGCATGATCTTCTACGATGCCGATGGCATTCAGATCGGGGAGCCGCAGGCGGCAGCGTCCGCACGGAATCCGCAGGGTGGTTCGGTGTACGCCAACTATGCCACTTCTACGCGATTCGCCACTGCGCCTGCCGGTGCTGCATCTGTGCGCCCTGTGCTGTTCGTTTGGACCACGATCGAAACCAGCTGCAACTTCTGGCTGCTTGAGCCGATCTTTGCTCGCGTGACGGCGCAGCAGACGGTGCCGCCTCCCTACCAGCTCGGCGTTCGCGGCATGGATTACAAATATGCTTCGGTCACCCAAGCGATTGAGGCACGAACGACGATCAATGAGAACGGGATCGCCGAGTATCGAGCCAGCTGGACCATGTCGCTTGACGCCAATGGTCGGGTGGCCGGTATACGTTCGGTGAACAACGGCACGACGAGCACGATTGATTTTCTGTTCGACAAGGTGCGATTTGTGTCCCCTGGCAACGGCCGGCGTATGGAATACAGCGATGGGCACTTCACCGGATACGACGAGAACAACAAGCGGCGCATCCGTCTTGGAACATGGAGCAGCTGATGCCTACGGGACTGCAATGCTGGGACGAGTTCGGCAACATCACCGTTGACCTGACTAGTCGAATGACCCGGCTTCTTGGGGTTGTGAATCAGAGCGCCGGTGGATCGCTTCAAGAGCCTGCGCTCTCGCAGGGAATCCCATTTGTGCTACCGATTCTTGACCAGAACGGCCTCATGTATCCGGTCGATATCACGGTGCCGACTATCAGCGGCACAAGCGTTAGTTGGACCACACCTGCGAACTTCTACTTTGGGACGTACTGATGCCTGCCGGGTTCCAGTTCATCAACAACAATGACAACATCATCATCGACGAAAATTTCTTCAACTACGCCTTCATTTCGAAGCACACGCTGACCTTCCAGACTGCAGCAGGGCCGGTCACAGGAGGCTTCGGAAACCAAGCCTTCCTGACCGTCACCGGCGACAGACCATTGGTGGCCGCGCGCTGCAGCAAACCATTCACCGTGAGTCGTGCTCGCCAGGTGAGCGGGGGTTGGGAGTTCGGCTGGATCAGCGTGCATGGAGGCGGTGCTGCAGTCGGCGACACGATTGAGGTATTCGTGTTTGACCGACCTCCCGTCCGGTCCGGCCCGGGCTTCGGATTGCAGGTGTTCGACGCCCAGGAACGCGTTGTGTTCGACTCGCAGAACCGGTACATGCGCGTGGTGGATGCTCGCACCTTGGTGGGCTCTACGCCGTCCGCAGACGTGAACATAGGTCCAGGCACCTACGCGCAGATCATCACCGTGCCGGGCTTTCGCTGGACCGGCGTGCAAGCCTCGCCGAGCGCGGATTGGCAGTGGGCCTGCTTCGCGGGTTTGCTTACATCAAATGGAAGCGGCTACACAGTCGCCCAGGGCACGACCGGGGAGGGCACGTATGCGTTCTTCGGCAATCCGGCGCCCCGGGCGATCAGCAGTCAGATGCACATCATGACTGTGAACGTGGAGGGATACTGACGTGGAGACCAACATGGCTTTGATAAGCGAGAACACAGCGTTCGGAACTCGGGTGGAAGCAATCGCGCCCCGCATAGGCATCGACTGGAACCCATACACAAACGATGGCCCGGTAACATTTCACTTTGAGAAGCTGACCACCCAGGCAGACGGCACGGTGTTGGAGCGCACCTTTCTGGGCGTCCTTCCCGCAAAGATCAGTGACCTGCTGGCAAAGACCTACGTCATCGCCAGCCCGGTGTCCGGCGAAGAGAGTATTGAGCCGGGTTGGAAGCTGATGGCAATGATTAAGGCCGCGACCGACGCCGTCTATCTTGCAAGCCTGCAGCCGCCCACAGGCGTGGTCGCGCAGCCTCCGGTGGAGCCCGAGCCGACCGCTTGAGGGGCTGTCCCCTGCAAACGAGTCTGCCGCAATTTCCCCGTGAGAACGGGGGAGTGATGGTGTTGCTGGTTCAGAAATGGTCGACGTGGAAAATTGGAGTCAAAGGTGAAATGCTCATCTCACTTCTCAGTGGAGTAGATGGGCATGAATGATCGTTTCAGTGGTGAGAGCTTCTATGACGTACGGAGAGGTTGCGACGTAACAGTCAATGTCGTTACCGATGGTTCAACTACAGCGAGCTTTCGTATCGAGCATCGCGACACACTTCTCGCAGAGCACGAACTTGTTGGCAGTTTTGACTGCGTTTGGTCAGGGCGAGAAGCTGGATTTTCGGCAGCCGAGACGTGGATGGATGCCAACTGGCCATAACGCCGGCTTCGATGTTCGGCGCCATCACGTGGCCTCAACGACGGCTGAGGCCAGATGGCGGCATGTGCTATTCCGCCCAAATCGAAGCCGCCTACCAGAAGCTGGTCCGCATGACCGGTGCCACCGTGTCGCTGCAGGAGTTCGCCGCGCTCTATGCCCACGACCCGGGCAAGAAGCGCCCGAGGACCCCGAAGGCGATGGATGAGGCGTTCCGCGCCGGAACCAGCGCGGCAGAGCGGGCCGTGTGGACGGAGATCCAGCAGTGGAACCAGGCCGAGGCCGCCATTCTGGAGCAAGAACTTTTCGCCAACCGGAAGCGCCTGGCCGATGCTGAGCGATCGCTGCAGGCCAAGGAGACGAAGAAGGCCCGGGAGGACGTGCGGATCGCTGGCAACAAGATCGAGCGCGCGATGGGTAAGCTGGCCGACCTCAAGCGCGCCGAGGGCAAGGACCGGGACAGCCGGATCTTCCCCGGGGTCTACGCACCGGTGATTGTCTCCGACGGCGGCAAGCTGACGATCAAGCCGATGCGCTATCAGTGCCGACTGGCCGGCAAACCGGCCAACTACGACCAGCGTTTCCCCGGCACCTACAACGCCCGCCGAGACAGCTTGGAGAAGTTCTGGGCGCCGGCCTTCGGCCACACCCACGGCCTGATGGTGGTCGATACCTTCTACGAGAACGTGGAGGGTCCGGAGGGCAAGAACCAGGTGGTGCAGTTCACCCCGCGCACGCGCGAGCCGATGCTGGTGGCCTGCCTGTGGTCGCATTGGGTAGACCCGGCCGGCAAGGAGCCGGATCTACTGTCGTTCGCGGCCATCACGGACGATCCGGAACCCGAGGTGGCCGCCGCCGGCCACGACCGGACGATCATCAACATCAAGCCTGAACACGTCGACGCTTGGCTGAACCCGGATCCCGCCGACCTGGCGGCGCTGTACCGGATCTTTGACGACAAGCGGCACCCGTTCTACGAGCACCGGCTGGCGGCATAGGCGAAACCCGAGCGAGCGGTGCGCGGTTCCCTGATGGCGTTGGCGGGGGAGGCCGGCGATGCTGGTCTCGCCGGATCCGGGGCCGCAGGCAGCTCAACCCGGAGGCGCCTGAGCAGCGCCGTGTCGGCACAGAGTCGAGTCAGGCTCGATCCCGTTTGGAGGCGCGTGGAATCTAATCACGCTCGCCGGCTTCCCTTCGTGCATCTTCCGCACTTTGTCCGGGCTTCAACATTCCAAGCTGATGCAGGACTGTGCTGTTGCGCGCTTCGTGTTTCGCCCTCTTTTCCCGGCGTGACCGCAACCACCATTGCAAAGCTGCAGCTCCGTAGAGGACTGCGGCGATGATGATCGCCAATTTAAAGACATCGTTCATAATTGGTAATCCTGAACATAGCGGCCAGAGCTACTCCACCCCGGCGCGCGTGAGTCGCGCCGCCAAGTTGGGGTCAGCTCAATTGCGGGGGGCTGGAAGCGCCTCTCGTTTCACAGCACCGAGTAACAGCTCTGCTCCAGACGCCAAGAATGTTCCACTTCGGACTTTGCCCTGAATGTACTTGGGGAATGACTTCGGCAGATAGTTCTCATAGAGCCAAACTCGGAACACGCCGAGCGCATCAACAGGATAGATCCAGGCTTCTACCGGATTCACGGCCGCTTGCGGGAACCACTCTGGGAAGAAATGCGGGTGTTTCTGCCTTGGCCCGAAGTTGCTGTCGCCATCGATTGCTACCCAGTGTTTCGACCAAGCAATACCCACGCTGAGGTCGGGGACGGTGTGCTCATCGATTGGACATTCCGCTTGAATCATGTGAACGACCACGTCAGCTATCTCTCTAAAAACCGAGAAGAATCCCAATGGGACTTGGTCGTTTAGCAGGATTCGCTCATGGTAGTTCTTCCATGGAGCGGGAATGGCATTGGTTGGGTCGTAGCCGCAACGATTGTAGATGAACGTACGGATCGAGGACCGAGCCAGTAGACGGTAATTTCGGATTGCGTCGCCACTGTCATTCTGCTCAGCCTCGAACGCGTAGTACTCAAGGACGGCCATGCAGACGGAGTCGGGATACGCATGGGTCTCAACGCCCTTTGAACGGGTTCGGAGATAGAGAGACTCGCCCGTGTAGCCTTGGTTTGCCAAGAGCGTTGAGATCTTCCTGCCGCGTGGCTTGTTTCGTTCCTCCGCCCAATTATTGGCCATTCGGATCAGAACGGAGTTATCAATGCCACACATGACCGCCAGTCCTCGCGCCGTGAGGTAAGGGGTGCCGTCACTCAGCACGCCCATCTGGATTCCGTCGATCTCCACTTCCTTAACAGGAAGCAATTCCATCTGTTGGGGGCGCTGCTCAACTGGTAGCTTCACGGCTGTAACTCCTTGAATGTGTTGGATTCCAGGTGCTGCTCGAAAGGTGGGCGGCGCATGGTCGGTCCTTGGCCGTCCTCACGATCATCGCCGTCGTCTATGCCAACGTCAATTCGGCGTGAAACCTTGATTGTCGCAGCCTTTGCGACCGCCGGCCGTATCCTTCCGGCCATGCTTCCCTCGCACGGCTACCAAGGTTTCCGCACCGCCCCGATTCCCTCTGGCTGGATCCAGACGGGTGATCGCTGGGCGCTCTGGTACAACGGCCGGGAGACGGCCGGCGTCGATCTCGATGGCGGTCCTGGGGTGCGCTTATGGCTCGAAGGCCACAAGTTTTGGGAAGTGAAAGAAGTGCGCGCGGCCAACGTCCGGCAGGCGAAGCGGTACGCCGAGCGCTGGTGTGCGGCCAGGCTCTATCCCGATATGCCCCTGCGCGAGGCGGTTGCCCGGCTGACCGACAGTACCCCGATCCAACCCGAGCCGCCGCTGCCCGGCCTGCCGCCAACCCGCCAGCAGCAGCAACAGGCCCGGCGTCTGGCCGAGGCTGGAGCGAAGGAGATCGAGCGGATCAAGGCGGCGCTTGAACCGCGCAAGCCGCCGGCAGAGACGAAACCCCGCGCGAGGGACGTCCGCACCAAGGCGTGGGTGAGGGCAGGGTTGCAGCAGATGCGGCGCGGCGTTTGA